AGAACATGACCATGTTCGCGACTTTTACCCAGACTTAAAATGTGGATGGTCTTATGCCATTCAATGCATTGACTACGCTGACAAAAGTGTTAAAGTTTTGAATTTAAAAAGAAAACTATTCGACCAAGTACTAGTAGCTATGGAAGAGTTGGGAGACCCAACTGATCCAGTTACAGGCTACGACATTCATTTCAAAAGAAAGAAGACTGGCCCACAGGTATTTAATGTTGAATATCAGTTAGCAGTTCTAAAGTGTAAAGCTAGAGAACTAGAGGACTGGGAGAAAGACTTATTGGCTAATCTTAAGTCAATGGACGACGTTCTTACCAGACCAACTGCCGATGCACAGTTAGAGCTTCTTAGAAGAGTTAACGATCAAGGTAGTGAAACTCCTGAAGATGTATCAAGCGAGTTTGATGTATCATGATAGGGGTAGGCGAGAAGTTTCCTGCATTTGACTTGCAGGGTGTAAATCAAGTAAATGATTTCGTAAAAGTATCTGTAACAGAGCATTACGATCCTTTGAAACACGACTACACAGTAGTTTACTTCTATCCTAAAGACTTTACATTCATATGCCCGACTGAAATATCGGGCATGGATTGTTTGGTTGAAGAAGCAAATGTAGTTGGCATTAGTGGAGACAATGAGTTTTGTAAATTAGCTTGGAAACAATCTAATGAACTGATTGGAAACATACAACACTCTTTAGCAGCTGACTGTGGATTAGCACTATCCCGAGAACTTGGTATAGTAAACGAAGCAGAAGGAGTTTGTTACAGAGCAACCTATATTATTGATAGAAATGATATAGTACAACATGTAAGCGTTAACACGCTTGACACAGGCAGAAATGCACAAGAAGTTCTAAGAACTTTACAAGGCATCAAAGCAGGTGGATTAACAGGGTGTGAATGGACACCCGGGGATGACTTCGTAGTATGATTTTATACACAGCAGATTGGCATATTAAATTAGGACAGAAGAATGTACCGACCGCATGGGCGTGTGCAAGATATCAGATGTTCTATCAACAAGTACAAGACGCAGTGGAGAATCATGAAGTTGACCTTCATATCATAGGCGGGGATTTGTTTGATCGAGTCCCTTCTATGGATGAATTAAGTCTTTACTTTGACTTTGTTAAAAAAGCAAATGTAAGAACAATTATCTATGACGGCAACCACGAAGCCACTAGAAAAAATAAGACTTTCTTTGATAATCTAGTAAGAGTAACGAATGATCTCAACCCTTTGGTAGAAGTTATTACAAGTACTTACTATGAAGATAATTGGTGTATACTGCCTTATGCAGATTTACACAAAAAGAAAAGCATAGAAAACATAGATGCAGACTATCTATTTACCCATGTGCGTGGAGAGATACCGCCACATGTACAACCTGAAGTAGATTTAGAAAGATTTGATAAGTTTAAGGAAGTGTATGCAGGAGATTTACATGCTCACGAGAATACTCAACGAAATATTGTATATCCTGGCTCACCAATGACCACGTCTTTCCATAGAAACAAAGTCCGAACGGGGTATCTAATCATAGATAACAGTTGGGACTGGACATGGCATGAATTTGACTTACCACAGTTAATCAGAAAGACTGTTACCGATCCGAATGAGATGGTACAAACAGACTTTGACCATACTATCTATGAAATAGAAGGAGATGTACAAGATTTGGCACAAGTCAAAAACTCCGATCTACTTGATAAAAAAGTCGTAAGACGACAAACAGATGCAACATTATCCTTGACTAATGAGATGTCAATGGAAGATGAACTAAGTATATATCTGAAAGAGATTCTATCTCTTGATGATGAAAAAGTAAGAAAATTAATGGGAGTTTTTAATGATTATTCTACAAAAACTGAAATGGGATAATTGCTTCTCTTATGGAGAGGACAACGAATTAAATCTATCAGAATCGACTTTAACACAACTAGTCGGTACTAATGGAGTAGGTAAATCTTCTATACCTTTAATATTAGAAGAAATACTATTTAACAAGAATAGTAAAAATGTAAAGAAAGCGGATATAGCAAATAGATATGTTAACAAAGGGTACGATATTAGTCTTGATTTTACTGTGGACAGTGACGTATACAACATTACTGTTATACGGCGTTCTACACTCAAATGTAAGCTAAC